GCTTCTGCTCCTTCTTGGGAGCAGGAGCAGCCACAGGCTTGCGCGTCTGGGGACGCGGGGTTTCGTCTTCATCATCAAAAGAGGCAGTTTCCGCACCACCCTTCGCAGCGGATTCGTTGACAGTCGCACGGATGTCGCCACCGAGAACCTCGTGGAGCCGTGTCTTCAACTCATCGTAAGACTTGAAATTCTTGGGATCAACAAATTCCTTGAGAGCGTGCTGCTTCTTCCACAACTCCTCAAGAGCCTTGTCGTCTCCACCCATTAGCGGAGCAGATTCAGCAAACTCGCTGCGGTCGTAGTTTACATAGCCGTCCACCTGACGAATCTTCAACTTGAAGTCTGCGCCACCCCAAAAATCAAATGGGTTCAGCGGCTTCTCGTCCTGATACTCGGGATTCATGGCACTCTGAATCTTCTCAAAAATCTTCTTGCCGTAGCGGTACAGGAACACCTTGCCCTCGTTTTCAGGATTCTTGGGATCGCTGACCACGAGAATGTTGCTGACATACGACAGGCGACGCTTGCGGTCACGCGCCAACTTCTTGTCCTCGTCGCTTCCGCTGTTCCACAACTGCGAATTCAGTTCTGAAACCGGATCCTTTAGACCGATGGTAGTAAGTGAATTCTCAATATACCAACCGCCCGGACCGCGGAAACCGTGATTCCACACTCGTGCCCACGGCAGGTCTTCACCTTCAACCGCAGGCAGGAAACGGATCACCGCGTATCCGTTAGAAGTCTTGTCTAGTGCAGGCTTCCAAAATCGGTCGTCCTTGTAGGACTCTGAACGCTTGTTCAGTTTTTCCATTTCAGCCGAAAGCGACTGGTAGGAAGTGGGCGACTTGGAACGGTTCTTCATATCCTTGAAACTCATGCGTATCTCCTTGTACTTGTTGTACTGTGTATGGTTGTGTGTTGACGAACAATTCAGACACAGGTATTTAGGGATAATATACCCCAACACCTGCGGCTTGTCAAGTGTCAAATAGGAAGTTTTGCCTTCTTGGGAAGCAGATTCAAATTCTGCCCTTCAGCCCGTATCTTTTCAATTATAGGCTTGTTGAGGAATTTAGCGGCTACTTGGGGTTCAATCCCGTACCGCTCACAAACAGCAATCACCGAGTCAATATATGAAACTCCATATTTTTCAGCGTGAGTTTCTACTTCTTTAGGAAAACGAGCGTTATTAACTTCCATTTCAGACCTACTTTCAATTTTATACATAAGTTAGCAGTATTTAGGATTCTAACACCCCCAAGACGGAGCAAAATATCCAATGGGAGCAACCAGCGACAACTACGCCATTGTTACTAGCGGCACTACTTATACCATAGCCAGCGATTATGTCAAGCCCGTAGGTGCAGGAGAAACTGCACATCACCAGATTGTCAAGGTTGCTTACGGTGCAAACGACACAGTAAATTATGTTTCTAGCAGTGCTCCTCTTCCTGTTGGGCTTTGTGGTGCGTGGCCCACTTACAATTACACAAATGGTGCGTACAGCACGGTTGCAACCACAGTAATAGGAAATCTAAACGCACTAACCGTTGCAGGTGTTAGTGGCGGAACTGCTATCGGAGTTACTTTTGGTTCAATAGTAATTTCAAGTATTGGAACCACAGTATCCACTAGATTGCTAGCAGGTGGAAACGCTTCAGGTGGCACTGCCGGAGACTACCTCGCCATTCAAGGCATCTCTGGTGGATTTCCTGTTGGCATTACAGTATCTTCTACAATACCAGTAAGCGGCTCGTTTGGAATTACAGGATCGGTTGCTGTTTACGGTGTTTCGGGTGCAACCGCAATCGGTGTAACGGTCGGAACCATCAGTATTCGTGGGCTGACTGCTGCAAGCGACACAATTACCGTTTACGGTGGTGGAACGGCTTCTACTGTTTCTGTTGGATTGTTTGGATTCACAGGTTCAACCGCTGCTCCTCTGTATGCGGAGAGCAATGCTCTAAATGTAAATGTCAAAACTTTCAGCGGTGGCATCAGCGGAGTAACTGTAACTGCCAACAATCTAGACATACGAGACATTGACTATACTACCGATGATATCACAGTTGTCGGTCAGGGTGCTGCGGATGATGCGTCTCTCTCAACAGTTCCAACCTATTTGACGGCAAGAGCGGCTAACGGAAACCTGTATAGAGTTGGTGGTATAACTGGTGCAGGATGGAGTTACGCTGCCATTAACACATATTTGGTAAACAGCGGATTTTCGTTTACTGCACAAGTAACTCTAGGAACGGCTGTTGGTATCTCTCAAGAATATAACAATCCTATTCGCGTTGCAGGCTCTACCTATGCCACAATAGGAGTATGGGTTGCTGGAGATACTGCAAACGGGCCAGTTCTAGTGAAGGGTTATTCGGGTGGACTGCTTCCCGTTGAACTGCAATCGTCTACTCTTGTAACCGAGAGCAACTTCAACACCAAGATTGCTCAACTCAAGACCAACAGCGATTTCTTGATTGCAACCAAGAAGGCTCTTTACGATCCTTCAGTAAGCGTTGGTGCTCTTGACTTCAACGATTCGCTGTCTCTCTACAGTCTCGTCAAGGGTGCAGTAAACACTCAACTACAAACTCTAGCCAATACCGTAAATACTAGCAGCGGAACGATTGGAGTAGCAGTAGAAGCATACACTCTACAGCCGTCTTTCATGGCTCGTACAAATTATGTGAGCAACACCGCCAAGAACCTGACTGAATATAATGGAAACGCAGGATTTACCTGTGCAAACGGTATCCGCATCAAGGTGTCACGAGTGGCAACAGGAGCAAACGCTTCACAAAATGAAATCCTGTGTGTGATTTCTGAAGCAGACGCAGCACTTTACGGTGCTACAGCAGGAACCGCTTCGTACACCATGTATCACGGTGATGAAATGTTCTTTGAAGTAGACAACATCAATAAGATCAAGGTGTTCTATCCACCATATTCTACAAATTTTGCTCCACATAACACAGGAAGCGGAATAACTTTCTCATTCTACGCTTCGTAAAACCAATCTATGTTTCGGACACAACACAGACAACGCGAAGCACATTCGCTACTAAATCGTGATGTGACACCAAGTGTCCGTGCTACTATTTACGGAGCAGACGGAAACAGCGACACATACATCACCAATAAAGAAGCAGTCAAATCTGTTGCTGTTTACGAAATTGTGGGATCAAAGTTTATTGATATCCCCAATGAAACTCAAGAAATAGCAGTCACGGACGAAAGCCCTACAATAAATTATTCGGGTGGGGCCGCGGGAAATCTACTGTACCGATCCCGCGAATATTTGAGAGTAGGAGGCAATACTTTTGAAAATTATCGGGCTGTGATTATTTTAGAACCAACCACACCAATAGACTCTGCCCTGTCTACCGTGAGTGGCTATACCACAGGAGCCGCCTACAGCGTGAGCAACGCCACCTTGACCCTAGCCCTGCAATCAGGAGCCACGGGAACCGCCCTAGAAGCCGTCCTGCTGCCTCTAGGAGTCACCGTGGACGCTTCAGTATCGTGGTATAAGCCGTCAGAAGGGGCAGGAACCACATGGACTAACGGGGGAGGGGATACGGAGCCTGCTGCGGCTGAAATCGTCTCCACGGGCGTATGGAGCGGATCAAATATTTCATTTGATATCACCCCATTTTTAAATATTTGGAACACCAGCGGCAAACCAAAATTAGCAATTACTGTAAAGACTAAAGAACAAACAGGACAAATACTTCAATTTCACTCTTGGGAGTCTCAAGGAACTTCCATAGGTGGAAGCCTTTTACAGAATTGCAAATTCTTGACAGGTGGAGAAACCAACTACACCACAACCGAAGGAATACGAGTGCTTGTGTCTACCTCTGGTTCCACAGCAGCAGGAGTCACCGCAACAGTATCTCTTGCAGACGAGCGAACCACAGCAGTTCAGCAATGGAATTCTTTTGGTGCGTCCACAACCACAGGCAGCACCTTTACATTCTTTTCACCCGACAGCGAACAGGGCTTGGTATTGGGTAGTGTCACCTGCATATTGAATGACAAAGTATCAGACAACACAGGCTCGCCACTCGTGGTTACAGGAATTTCTCTTGGCGGAATAACTGCGTACTACACAACTGTGGAATTGTCTAGTGTTTCAGTTCTACCATCAGGGACAGGCATCATCGAAATATCCAACCCAACAGCACAAACTCTTTCTGATATCGGTGGATTGGCTACAAACCAAAACATCTATGTGGATTACCGTGCAGGATCAGCAGTAAATAATGTTCGTTCGTTTACTGTGAAATTCACAGCAGATGAAACAACCAAACAAAGCCGTGCACGAATCTACCTGAACGAAACTCCTGTTTCGGAAAACAGAAACGGCTTGAACACACGGATCAGCGTGGTTCAAACCAAACCGTCTCTAACTATGGATTTGCTGCTAGGCTGATTACTTTAGAGACAGCAGGTACTTGGTACGGTTCAGCACCGCTAGCATCTCGTCCCGAATATTTGAAAGATCGGTATCATCGTCTTCCAAATACTTGGGAACTTCAATCTTTAGGAATGCGATGCCGTCA